TGTATATCCTTGATGATGGCGGCTGGTTCTTCGAGTGCGAACTGGATGCCATCTAACCCACCAACCACGAGCGGGGTTTCGGCCCCGCGTTTCTTTAACGGCATAGGTTCAAAAACTCCGCCCGCGTTTCTGGGTTGTCCCGCATCGCACCACGCATAGCCGAAGTCACCATAGTGGCTTCGGCTTTTCTTACGCCACGACACGACATGCAGGCATGGTTGCCGCGAACAACCACCGCCACGCCCTCCGGTTCCAGATATTTCGTTATGGCGTCCGCTATCTGGTTCGTCAAGCGTTCCTGAATCTGCAGCCGACGGCTGAAACAATCCACCAGCCTGGCGAGCTTTGATAGTCCTACCACCTTGCCGGGAACGTATCCAATATCCACGGAACCAGTAAATGGTAGCATGTGGTGCTCGCACAACGACGTGTAGGCGATGTCAGACACTACAATCATTTCGTCACACGGTTCGTCAAATGTGCGGCTGAGGATCTCAGCGGGGCTGTCAGCGTATCCTACGGTCATCTCGCGAAATGCCTTCACAACCCGCTTCGGCGTGTCAATCAGCCCGTCACGGGCTGGATCCTCACCGACCCACTCAAGCAACCGCACCACGGCGTCTTCTGGTCCTGCCGCATTTTCCCACGGGAACCGTAGCCAGCCACAGTCGGCGTCTCCGTTTTGTTTGTCCCACAAAGCCACAAACGGCTTGCCTGTGTCGGCGAATCGCTGACGGGTCGCCCCTGAGTCGACCATGTCATCTACGATAATGTCCGCTTGCTCGATGGTGTCAACCATCCTGCCCGTCAGTGCCGCCACAATTGAACCACCAGACGGAACGCCCCACACTGAAGCGTTCGGCGGAATCCTGTCTGCGATACGCCGCCGGATGTCTCGCCAACTGACTTCCGTTATCGGTCGCCCGTTATCTTGTGCTGCTGAATCGACAGTTTCCATTTTGTGCCTTCGATGAGTTGTTTGCACCATGCCATCGCTCTCGGGTCTGGCTCCAGACCATTGAACGCTGGCGAGATGAAATAGTTGTCAGCCACGATTGCTGTTTTTGGCAACGCTTGCCCATACCCACGAACGTACTTCACCTCGTGTGCCGTACGTTGGCGGATACAATGTTCGGCGACCTTCGGCGATACCGTCACCCAGTCAATGCCGTCAACGACTGCGACCGAGCCATTCGTCTCAATTGCTAACATGAACCCCGCGCCGTGCAGGGCTTCAACCAATGGCGTGTCGACTTGTAGCGCTGGCTCCCCTCCGGTTATCACAACCCAGTTGCAATCACCCGCTTCACGCGATACCCACACCAGGAGCTCGTCGAGTGATAACGTTCTGCCAGATTCGAATTCAGTATCGCAATCAAACCCGCCAGGCGACTTCGGTCCCGGTTCCATTGAGCATCGCAAATTGCAGCCAGTGAACCGAAGGAACACACTCGGCGACCCCGCGCGAACCCCTTCGCCTTGCCGTGAAAGATACACCTCGTTCACCCGGTAAGTCACAGCGATGCCTCCGCGTAGCAATTCTCAGTTTCCCACAATACTATCTTCGTGACGCAGACGCCCGTGTGCGTGAGTTCTGCAGGACAGACGGTACGCAACAGATGTTCTGCCATGTTTTCCGCCGTTGGGTTGTCTGGAAGAAGGAATATTTTCGACGGGCTGCACAATTCAACCGCCTTCCGTGCGTCAATGTCGCCTTGCCACAGGATGCAGCCGTGGTCCCAGTTGTTGTCGATCCAGCCGCCGATGCGGTCCTTGAGCACGCTGAAGTCGATCACCCGCCCCACGTCATCAAGTGACTCCGCGTTCGCCGTGATGAACGCTACGTAGTTGTGTCCGTGTAAGTGCCGGCACTTGCCTTCATGGCCGAAGACACGGTGACCAGAACAGAATTGAATCCGTCGAGTGCATGTGATCATCTCACGACCCCCAGCAGTGGGTCTGGTTGCCCCGCAAACGCGAACGCCTCGGCTCGCTCGACACATGCCCCGCATTTGCCGCAGGGTTCGTCTGCGCCGACGTAGCACGTCCACGTCTCCGCAAACGGCACGCCGAGGGATAACCCTCGGACTGCGATGTCTCCTTTGTGGATGTCGCTATACGGCACCCACAAGTCAAGGACGTGCCAGTCGCAACACTGCAGGGCTGCTTTCATTGCATCGACGAACATGGGACGGCAGTCCGGGTAGATGGCGTGGTCGCCTGCGTGCGCACCGTATGCCAGCCGGTCTGCCCCGCGAGATATGGCGATCCCCGCCGCCGCCGAGAGCATGATCATATTCCGATTTGGAACCACCGTCTGCTTCATTGACGGTTCGTCGTATCGCCCGAAAGGAACAGCCACTGACGGATCTGTCTGGCTACTTCCCGTCAGCAGATTCCCAACCGAAGACAAGTCGACCACGTCGAACCGAACCTCCAGACGCCTGCACAACTCGGCCGCGCACAACAACTCCTTCCCGTGTCGCTGTTTGTAGTTGACGCCAACCGCCTCAACCTCGTCGCCCTGGCTGTGCAGGTCGTGTAGCAGCGTGGCGGAATCCATGCCGCCCGATAGGATCAAGACTGTTTTCATTTACTCAACTCCCGTAAGCACCGGCTGTTTGAAGCGCAGGCAAGCCTAACAGCTGGCCCCCTCGTTGACAATTTCTCCCAGAGCGGTCGCCACTTACTGCCCGCCCTCCGCTCCAGGTCTAAGTACCAATCCACTTCTGCCTTTAAGTTCTGCCCGGTGCCGCGCACACTCATTTTCCCGAATGCCTTCCAGCTACCAAACGCACACGGTCCCATCTCCCAGTTCGATGCGTCGACACTATGAAACGGAAACGCCATCACCATATCCTCACCTGTCATTCCGAAGCCGTGGATCCGGCACGGCCAGACACGGGCGAACACTTGTTCAATCAGTGAGTGCTTCAGCTTCTTTCCTACTCCAACCACGCCGCCGATTGCAATCTTTGGATAGTCCTTTGCCATCCCTGCCAAGACCGACAGCGGCTCGTCTCTGCCGGGGTGATAGCAAGGTATCGCCTCTACTCCCTGCCTCCACATTTCTTTACAATTCGCCAGTGATGCCTTCCAGTCACCAATCACATCCAATGCAAATATCTCTGTCAGTGTTGGATCTGACTCCTTCAGCCGTTTGCAGCAATCGATGTATTCCTGCAGATTGATCGTTGCGCCGCTGTTGTGTGCAGAGAATGCCCCGGAGTCCAGAACCCAATCGCGGTACTTATAATTCGCCTGCGCCTTCAGAAACGGCTTGAGATAATAGTACGACACGAGAAGCGCAGGCAGTGTCCGACGACTAGAGTCGTTCAGCCCAGACACCAACGCCTTCGGGGGCCCGACATGCGCCAGTCTTATTGAAGGAATGTTTTGCATACCAACTCCACGCACTCGCTACTCGTTAAGTCATCGGCGTCGTCGTTCACTTCCCGGCATTTAGCAATTGCCGGTAACACAGTTTCCCACTGTGCATCCGAAAACTGAATCGCGTGTCCCTCAGTATTATCGCCTTCGCCCACCGTCGGCATATCTGCGACATCCGCTGGTGACCAGTCCGCGGCAAGCAACGGATCCAGTTCGTGTTCTTCAAACCCGAGAAATGACAAGTCAAAGTTATCCGAAAGAAGGTTTTGTAGCTCAACGCTCAAGAGTTCCGAATCCCACTCGGCATTCAACGCTAGTTTATTGTCAGCAATCACGTACGCTCGCTTCTGGGCTTCCGTGAGATGCGTCAGCCGCAGGCAAGGGACGTGCTCCAGCTCCATCCGCGTGGCGGCGAGGACTCGACCGTGCCCGGCAATGATGGTTCCGACCTCGTCAATCAGGACGGGATTCGTAAATCCGAATTCTCGGATGCTCGCCATGATCTGGGCAACCTGCTCGTCGCTGTGGGTGCGGCTGTTGCGTGCATACGGGATCAGGCTTGCGGTTGCAATTTGCTCCAGCTCTTGAGACATTGACCCCATTCCCCCTGTG